TCAGATTGGAGTTTGTGCCGCCAGTGCTACCGACAGCGCCGCCTGGAAAGCAATCAATCCAGCCTGTACAGCGAGTCTGGCCTGGTCGTCGAGCGGCAAATCGTTGGCGATCGCCAGCGCCGCCGGAATCGACGTATTGATGAGCGACTGCACCGATGTGGTATCGACATTGGTGGCTGTCTGGCAGACGGCTGTACTATCGGTCGCGAGCGCGGACAGTGCCGATGCTTGCGGGGCAAGCAACGTGTTGCCGTTGGAGGCCAGCGCCGCGAGACTATTCAGCTCCGGCTGAACCACGGCACAGGCCTGTTCGACACGGGTCTGAAACGTGGTCGCAATCGTCGTTGCCGTTTGCTGTTGCGCTGTCGTGCAGGCAGCGAATGCAATGGGCGTGGCAAGACCCGCCGCGAGAAGCAGCTTCTTCATGATGAACACCTTCGTGGAGATTGCCGCGAATGCGGCGGGATGGGAACAGCGGGTGAATTACGCCTGCGGGGTAGCCGGGGCAGGGGGCACAGTCGGAGCTGGGGTAACAGGCTCCGCCGCAGGTGCGGGCGCATCGGTCTTCGCGGCCTGATGGCTCGCCCACCAGTTTCCGATCGCATGTAAGCCGGTCACGATCAGCGCCGCAACAAAATACGGAAGGCTCTCCGGAATGGGCAACGGGCATCCAGCCAGCAGCCACTGCAGCATAGGCGCGAGCGTGGCAGCCGTGATGGTCGTTCCGCCGGTGACGAGGGACGAGACTTGATTCATGGTCGACTCCTTGGTCGTAGTGGTGAAAATCGAACGGATTACGCGAGGCTCGTTGCCCCGCGCAGAATTGCGCCACCCGCAGTGACGTATGCGGTCTGCAATGCGGCGATCGTGTTGACGTGCTGCCCGTAGTCGTTGCCGGGCAGGCTGGCCCAGATGCCAGAGCAGAGTTGGATCGCCTTCGTGAAATTGCCAACGTCGATGAAAGGCAGCGCGCCTTTCTCGCGAATCTGCTGCAGCGCGATCCGGTCTTGCGAGAACGGCGAAAAATCCGGCAACTTCAACTGCTGCCGATACGCGAGCCAGTAGCGATAGAGCAGCTGGTACCGGCCGGCGGCAGTCGAATTGAACGTGAAGTTGAGGATGTCGGGGTGCGTCGCGTAGCTGGAAAACGTCAGCGGCTTGTCCGGCGTCGCGCCGACGAGCACGCGATAGCCGTCGTCGGATTCGGGGATGCGCGATGTTCCTTCGCTCCACGCAACCATGTCGAGAAACGCGGTTCGGTTGGGGCCACCGGCCTGCTGTGCGGTGATGACGGGCATGGTCAATCCTCCGTGCTTGTGCGGCGGCGAAAAATCTTGTCGCGCGCCAGGATGAAAATCTGAAGAACCGTGTAGACGAGGGTGGCCGACAGCACAACGTTCGAGAGTGTCAGGTACGCCGCGACCTGGCCCAGCAGCGTGCCGATCAGGCCGCCAACCCACGCGATCGACACCTTGATCGATTCCATGACGTGATCATTGCTTTCCATCGGCATGCTCCAGAAATGAAAAACCGCCCCGGAGGGCGGCGTCAGATGCCTGCAGGTCGCGTTCAGCCTATGAGCCGCAGTAGTAAGAGAAGACCGCGAGCGCGAGGTCGGGCGCCACCTGCGGCTGGAATGCATAGAACCCGCACGAATCGGGCGTGAGAAATGAGTTGATCGCCTCGCTGAAAAGCGATTGCCACGATGAACCGTCGCCCGACACTTCGTAATACCAGTTCGTCGCGTCGCTACGGATTCGCATCCATTCCGGAACGGCACCGAGATTCGTGGAGAAAGGGTTGCCGCCCCACGACGAGAAATTGCTGAAGTTGCCGACCCAGTAGCCGAGCTGGTTCTGATACGCGAGCTCAAAGAGTTTCAGCTTTCCGCTCGCGCTGTCGTAAAGGCACGGCCCAACACAACCGTAGTTGGCATTCAGTGGAGCAGCGCGCAAGCGCATCGTCACCTGAAAGGTCCCGGATGGAATCGGCTGCGTGAGGACGAATGCCTGCGCGCTGCTTGAATGCGGAGTGACAATGCCAATGCCCCACGGATACTGCGTGGCGATGGCGCCCGTCGCCCCCTGATTACGCAGGGTGAAGCCGGACAATTGCGGCACGGTGTCCGTCGCACCGTGTGATGAATTCGGTGTGATCGTCGCGCCTGATCCCGTCGCTGTCACGCTCGCGTTCGTGAAATTCAGCGCCCCCGGCGCCACGGCCTTGATGATGCCGCCCTGTTCAACCGCGCTGAGCGTGCCGACAAGAGACAGACCAGCTCCGAGCTTGCCGCCTTCGATGACCTGCAGGTTCGCGCCACCCGAGAGCGACTTGAAGGCGAGTGATTGCGCGGTCGAATTCGCTGTGTCGAGAATCGGCGCGCCACTGCCTTCATTCGATGACCCGGTGACCGTGCCACCGGGACAGGTCAGCACCAGGCTTCCTGCGCCGTTGTCCGTGATCGAGAAATTCCCCGCTGCGGCCAGCGTTTTCACGGCAAGACTCGCAGCCGTGGATGACGATGTATCGATCAGGCCGGCGCCGCCCCCTTCGTTCACGCCGCCGCGCAGCGATCCGCTGATCGCGTTCGGCTGGTAACTGCGCACGTCGGTGTAGCTCGACGCCGTCAATGTGCCGGTCACGACCTGATACAGCGGGAACGAGATAGCCGGAAAGCCCGTCGTGTTGGTGCTGACGGCGCCCGTCACTGGGTCCGCAAAGATGTAGTTCGTCGCACTCGCGGCAAGCGACAGGGTTCCGTCGGGTACCGATTGCATGACGCCCGCCGAGTTCGCATAGCTGCCGCCGTAGTAGCCCCAGACAAGGCCGCCCGTCGTTGCCGCACGCCGGCCCCATAACATCAGTGGGCTGGCGGCATCAAACAGCGCGTTGAGCGTCGCCTCCTTCGTCGAGGAGGTCGCGGACAGCGTATCGAGCAGGGTCGAGCTGTTCGACATGGCCTACGCTCCGGCGTACCAGGAAAACATCGAAAGGCCGACGGCTTGCCCGTTCGGATCAGCGAAGAATCCCACCTGGTCCGGCGTGAGAAACGTCGTGCGCGAAAACGAATACATGTTGACCCACGTGACACCATCCGGCGACACGTCGTAAAACCGGTTCGTCCCGTCGTCGCGGATCCGGTGCCAGTCTGGCCAGAAGGTCATCGCGTACTGCGAGCCCTGAAATCCGTTCCACGAGGTCGGGCTGTTGAAGTTGCCGATGCCGTACTGGAATCCGCTCTGATACAGCAGGCCTGCGACCTGCAGCAGACCGCTTGAACTGTTGCGCCAGAGGAGCCCGCACTTGATGTAGCTCGAGCTGGCCGGAAACGTGCGCATGCGGGCGACGACCTGATAGGGCGTCGAAGGCGCGGTCACGACCAGGCACGCGCAGTTTTCACCGCCCGCTTTCAGCGTGGACAGACTGATACCCCATGGCTCCTGCAGCGCGGTGGCGCTGCCTTGGTTGACCCAGGTGAAATTCGACAGGTTCGGCGGTTGATCGGGCGTGCCGAATCCCGAGAACAGCGCGATCTGCGCCTGCGATCCAGCTGGATTCGTGACCTGCGCCCCCTGGAAGTTGAGCTGCGTCGCAGCGCTGACGACGGTCGTCCCGTTCTGCTGGATCGCCGGCGCGACGGCAGCGGCCGCGTTTGCGCCGATTGCGATGCCGGCGGATCCATTGTCGGTGATCGTGATGCCGCTGCCGGCGACCAGTGTCTTGAACGCGAGGTTGCTCGACGTAGTGGAGGCAGTGTCGAGCACGCCGACCCCACTGCCTTCGTTGCTGCCGCCCGTGACGGTGCCGCTCGTACCGCTCGTGCTGATTGTGAGCCCGTTTGATCCGCCGTCGGTGACGGTGACACCGGCGCCGCCGATCAGTGACTTGAACGCGAGTGTCTGCGCGGTCGAATTCGCCGCATCCAGGATGGGTATACCGCTGCCTTCGCTCGTCGCGCTACGCACGGTGCCCGCGATCGCGCTGGGCTGGTAGCTGCGGCAGTCCGTGTAGCTGGAGATGCCGGTCGAACTGGTCACGATCTGGTAGAGCGGAATCGACCCGGCGGGGAAACCCGTAGTGTTCACCGACACGGCGCCGGTCGTGGCGCTCGCATACACGTAGTTGGTCGTGCTCGCGGTGAGCGTGACGGTGCCGTTCGTGATCGCATTGGCGGTCGTACCGACCATATACGTGCCGCCATAGTAGCCCCAGGTCAGGCCGCTCGTCATGCTCGCGCGCCGGCCCCAGATCATCGCGGGACTGGCCGCATCGAACAGGGCATTGGCGATCACTTCCTTGGCCGCCTGATTTGTCGCGATGGTGTCGAGCAGCGTCGTGCTGTTGGACATCGGGTTACCTCGTAATGGTCGTCGTGGCGGGCGTGCCGAGCACACCCTGATCGCTGTTCTGCTGCACGCGGAAGGCAATCGTCGCGCCCGGCGAGAAAGCGTCTGCCGTGATATTGGCTGCGGTATACGTCCAGGTGCCGCCCGCACCATTGCCGGCAACCGTGACGGTCCGAACCACGGTCGAGCCGTTCAGGATTGTGAGTGTGTAGTTCTCGGCCGACTCATCGAGCGGGACATCGGCGCCGTCGAGCCACTGGGCGCGCACGCGGGCGCGTCGGATCCATGACAGCGAGATGTCGGAGGTACTCGACGTGCTGCCGTGCGCGGCCATGAAATACACCGGCGAGAGAGGCATGACCCGGCCATTCTTCGGCGTGAGGCTCATCTGCGCGCCGGGCGAGCCCGAGAACAGATTGAGCAAGAATGTCTCGAAATACAGCGTCGAGCCGAAATCCGTGGTCTGGATCGGCATCGACACGATCGCAGCAGGATCGAGCAGCACGAAGCGCTCGCCGGCGGCGTGGGTTGTCATGGCGGCTTCCGTGCCACCGCGCCCCCGCAGCAGACCCGACAGCGTCCAGGCGTTGGCCGCCGTTTGCGTCGCGTTGCGGAAAAACAGGATTTCACCACCCAGCCACGCCGCATTGGCGCCGGCGAGGAAATCCGCATAGCTGCACGAAGCGAGCGCCCCTTCGTAGAGCACGATACTGACCATATTGATTTCGTCCGGGAGGTTGCCGCCGCCGAACGATGACAGGGCACCCGCCGCGTAGCCCATGACGGACGCATGGGTGATCTGCGCGAACTGGGTGAACGTCACGTTATCGCGCGACAGGTCGATCGCCGCACCGGGCCACGACGAAGCCATCCCGCGCGCGGCAATGTAGACGCCCGGCGTGCTGTCCGCATCGCGCAGCGGCGGAATGTCGAGCACCGAGAGGATGGTCGGCCCGCTGTAATCGATCTGCTGGCTGGCAAAGCCAAGCGCTGCGCCGCCCTGCGTCGTGTAGGAGCTGCCTGGATAGATATCGGGTTCCTCGAGCGCGGCGGCCCAGAGGAGCGACCCTTGTCCGTCATACTGGCAACGCGTGATGCGCACCGTCCAGCTCTCGACATTCGCGCCCTGCAACGTCATCACGTCGCCCGGCTCGTACTGCAGGTAAGCGAGGCCTGTCGTGAACTGAAAGGTCTTTCGGCCAACCCATGCCGCCCATAACATCGCCTGGGTACGCGCAAGCGCATCGGAACCCGCGAGCACGATCGGTACCTGCATGACGGTGTCGCGGTTCGAGTTCGTGTATGCGCGCATCGCGCGCTGTGTGTTCGGGTTGTAGTCGTCTCCGAGTTCCGGGTAAGTCAGCTGCATCGAATGAGGCAGATCGACCTCCTGCGCGATCGTCTCGGTGACCGGCGTCGTGTTCGCTGTGTCGCCCAGATTTGGCGAGGCACCGAGATCGGCGTACAGGAAGGTCCCGACCGGTTGTGCGCCACGCTTCACGAACCGGATCACGCCGCCCGAATCGCACGCATCGAAGAAGTACGTGGACATGAGCGGTCCGAGGTTGCTGCGCGTGGTCGAATGGTTCGTCACGCAGTAGCCGTTCATCACGTCGGTAAGCTGCGAGACATCGACCTGCGACGCTGCCAGGCCTGCTCGACTGCACAGGTCGGCGACGGCATTGCCGACCGTCGTGAAAGTCTGCCCCTGCGAAATCCACATGTAACCGAGCGAGATGCTGCTGAGGTTCGCACCCGAGGCAAACACGAAGAAGTTCTCGTTGATGGCCACCATCGTCGAGACGCCGAACGGGGCATAACCGAGTACCATGTAGGTGTTCTGCGATGGCCGGAACAGCGACACGGCGAGGTTGTCGCCGACCGTGTAAATGTAGTCGTCCGTCAGCACATACCCGGTGTTCGCATTGAAATTGATGCCGGTATAGGTCGCGGTGACGGCTAGCGTATCGCGGTCGAACTGGAACAGATGTCCGGTCAGGTCGTCGAATGCATAGACATGCGTGGCCGAGCCGCCGAGGATGTGCCATTCGCCCAGTTGGGTACTCTGCGCGACGATCAGCCCCTGCTGCGACAGGTCGCACCGGTAAATCGGGCGGCCGCTCGTCGTATAGAACGAGCTCAGGAAGAGGTCGGCACCGTTGCGCCAGAAGCAGGCCTCATCGCCGCCAAACCCGAGGTCCATGCTGCCCGTCAGGCTCATGTCGTCATACGAGCCGTCCGGATGCAGCCACCCGGGCCAGGTATAGATGCCCGGCACGTCGCTGTAGCCGAGCGGCATGTTGATGCCCCCCCGGTTGCCGCTCCAGGGAATCAGCTGCGTCTGGACGGCACCATAGGCGCTCAGGTTCGCAACCGTCACGCCGTTGTAGCCGAAGTAGTACCCGTAGCCCATCGCGATGCCGCCCGAGGCCGACAGGCATGGCGCCATGAAGAACGTTCCGAGCGAGGTCGAGTACTTGTACGTCGAGGCCGAGTTGGAAGTGGCGAGCGCGGCCGGTGCCGTGATGACCTCAAATGAGAGCGACGGCAGATAGTTTCCCCACCGCGACAGATCCAGGGCGTTGAACACGACATACGCCAGTCCCCGGTACGCGGGCGTGTTGTTCACGCCGAGCGCGGCCTGCATCACCGGATCGGGCAGCTGGTTTTCGTCGCCGGGGTAGACGGTGAAATTCGTCACCATCTGGTTCGAACCACTGATCGCCTGGAAATTCGACGGATTGGACACGTCGTAGATCAGCTTGCCGTTGGCCCAGATGCGCCGCACGGCCGTAATCGGACCCGCACACAGGCCGACGGCGAACGACATGGATACTTTCTGCTGCTGCGGCCCCTTGCCACCCGCCCCTTTACCGCCGCTGCTGGCGACGTAAGGCTGGCCGGCCCAGATGATGTTGCCGGCAATCCGATAGATGCCGTAGGCAAGAGGTATCGGCTTGCCATATGCGCTGTCCTGGATGCGGATATCAGCGGGCTGTGGTCCCTTCTGGCGAAACAGCAGGCCGCCGGCGATGCCGCCCGCCATCCAGCCGAGTTCCGCACCTTCTGCGATACCGGCAGGGCCGCCGATCAGAAATCCGGCCGCACCGCCAACCACGGCGCCAGCGGCGGACAGGACAAGCTGGCCCATTCAGACGACTCCTGGGATGCGGTAAGCAGCGATCACGTTGCGCCGGGTTTTCTCATCGAGGCGCGATTCGACCACGCGCCGGTTCGGCAGATACGCGTGGATGAAGTGATCCGGGTCGGTCAGTATCGCCACATGGATCGGCGTCGCGTGCCACGCGAACAGCAGCACGTCGCCGCCTTGCGCATCTGCAAGCGGAACCCGCGATAGATGCGCTTCGATTGTTCTACGCAGCCGTCCGTCAGGACGGCGCCCGTAATCCGGGGCATCTGGCACATCGAGGCCGACTGCGCGCGACACGCCGATCACAAGACCAATGCAGTCGCAGGCGGTGCCCTTCAAGCGTCCCTGATGCTGGTACGGCGTGCCCAGCCAGTCGCGGGCTTCGGCGACGAACTGCCCGCGCGTGATGGTCACCACTGCATCACCTTCCATTCAGTTCCCCTGAGGCGAGAGCAGGAGGTCGGGGCCGGGGATATAGGGCTCGCCACGGAAATGGATGATGTTGTTGTAACGCGCGTAGCAGGTGCCAAGCTGCTTGTCGCAGCCGGCCGTGATTGTGTACGTGTCACCGACAGCCACCGGAGATGGCATCGCCATCGCGAGCGTGACGACGCCCGGCGCGAACGCCTTGATCTCCATGACGAAGCCCGCGTTCTGGCCGGTCAGCCACTTGACCTTGCCGAACGCGAAATACCCGACCGTGTAGTTGTAGCTGAGAAAGATCTCGCCGCCGGCCTGTGCGCTGTCGAACGTGTAGAGGCCGGAAGCATTGACCGTGTACTGCCCGGACCCGTTGCCGACGCTATACGAGGTGCCATAAGAATCGACGACCGAGATCGTCGAGACGAATGCACCTCCATTCGGTGGCACGACCTGGACCGTGAACGGAGAGCGCGTCGGGATCTTGTGACCGGTCGTATCCGCATAGGCCACAACCGGCCCGGTCTGCACGAGGCCAGGATCGCTCCAGCTGGTCGCGCTGCTAACGCCCGCGACCGTGCCGTTGAAGGTGAGCGACGTCAGATCGACCGTGCACCTGGGGTCGCCCAGCTGCACGCGGCAGGTTGGGCTGTACACGTCCCCCTGTTCCTGCTGCATCAATTGAGCCACCCCGCGCATTTCGACCTGGTAGGCGCCGTTCGTGATCGTCACCTGACCGAGCGTGCCGCTTGCCAGTGGTACGGCACCCGCCGACGGGTTTGTGTAGTCGACCAGCATGCAGGTCACCTGCGCGAAATCCCACTGTCCGGACTCGAGCGAGGCCTGCGTGATGGCCGAATTGTCAAACACGGCCTGAACCTCGAGGTTCGAGGTCGAGAGGTCGCTCGTGGTGTCGATCTGCGAGTGGGTGTAGCCGCCTGCCGACTGAAACGTCAGGCCACCGTGCGTGACAGGCTGGTCGAGGTCGGTGAACGCGAACACCCGTCCATCGGTGCGGGTGATCTTCCAGAGCGTGCAGACGGTCTGCACCTCGGCCTGCAGCGTGGCGAGGAGGGCGGTGGGAATCGAACGCATGAAGATGGCGAATTACGGGCGGATCTCGATCAAGGGGATGGATCCCCAGTCGACGAGCAGATCGCCAACCGCACCATTGCGGTCCATGATCTGCTTCTTCATCTGGTCGACATCGAAGCGCACGGGCACATCGAACTGCCCGGTCCATGTGAGCGTGGGGGAGCCCGTGGGCGCTGGCGTGATCGTCACAAGGCCCGTGGTCGTGTCGAGCGTGACGCCCGTCGTGAGGGGCACGCCGGATTTGATAATCTGCACGCTGCCCGCAACTGGTTTCTGGATCAGCCGCAATTCCGTGAGCGCGCCGTTCGCATACAGCTTCGTCATCTGGTAGACGCCACTCGTTGCGGTCGCAACCAGTGCGCCGACGCCACCGTCCGTGAAGTCGGTCCAGTCCTTGATGCGAAAGCCGTACGCACGGCCCTTGACCGTTCGGAAGAACGCATCAAGTGTTGCGGTGTCGGCGGCGTTCATCGCCCGGCGTCCGACCTCGAACTGGATGCGCGCCTGCGTCCAGGCCGGAATGCGCGCGTCGCGCCCGCTGTAGACCTGATTGACGACGGTCAGGTACGTGGGGCCCACCGTGGCACCGAAAGCAATGTTGTCCGGAAAGCGCGGAGATTCGAGAAACGTGGTCATCGTGGCATCAACCATTCCTTGCCATCGCGATGTTCGCCTGCCGCATGATGGCCTGCGCCTGTTGTTGCGCTGTCTGACGCGTGGTGCCTGGCGGCACCGCGATGTTAAGGTTGAACGTGTGGCCACTGCGCGAGGGACCAGACGAACCACCCGGCGTAACTGTACCGCCCTGATTGCCCATCATCAGGAACGTGCGGTTTGCGACGGTCAGCAGCTCCGGGCCTTTCTCGTTGACCTCGTAGAGGCCACCGGGCGACGTATCGCCGCCGGAGGCCATATGAAACGGGTAGGTCAGCAGGCTGCCGATATCGTCTGCTCCGACACTGAAATCCGGCGTCAATCCCATCAGGCCCGAGGGCATGACATCGGTCGAGAACGACATCGCACTGCCGCCCGTCAGCCCGAGCAGTCCCATGCCCCAGCTGAATAGCTGACCCAGCCACCCGCCCGAACCACTTCCGGAACCGGAGCCCGAACCAATTCCGAACAACTGGTTCGCCAGATCCTGCGCAATGATCCGCGTGATGGCCTGCTCAATGCTGTTGGCCATATCGAGGAATTCCTGCCGCAGCGTCTTTGTCCGGGTGATCGTGTTATCGAGCATATTTGCGAACGAGTTGGCGAAGACGTCGGTGATCGACTTGCCGAGCACGTTGCTCGATGCAGACAGTTGCTGGACTTGCAGGCCGAATTGCTGCGCCTGAAGATCGAGTTGTGGAAGGCCCGAGTTTGAGGCGATGCCCTGCATCTGCTGCTGGATCTGCGCGAGCTGCTGCGCGGCCTGCTGGCGTAGCTGGCCGAGTTCGATCATGCCGGCCACAGCACCTTTCTCGCCGGTTTCCTGTGCGAGGGCCAGCTCCTTCTCCGCGAGCGTGAGCCGCTGGGTGATCTGCTCGGCTTCCTGTTTCAGCGAATTCATCTGCGCCTGGGCGACCGCTGCGTTGCGCGCCTGCGCGAGCGTGGCAAGCGTGTCGGTATCGCCGGCGAGCGTGGCCTGCCGCTGCAGATGGCCGTGCTCGCGATCGAAGTCGGCGCCGGCCGTACGACCCGGGTCACGGTCGAGCTTGCCGAGTTCCGAGTTCAGCTTCTCAACCTCGTCCCGGTATTTACGCGTATCCTCAGTCTGCCTCTCGGTCAGTTCGGCCAGTCGCTCCGACGACTGCAGGAGCGCCTGCTGTTCGTCGTTGCGCAGCGCGTTTGCCCGGTTCGTCAGCGTGACGCGGGTCCGTGCATCGACCACACGCTTTGCCGCGCTCTCGACGATCGCGATCTGCTGGTCATAGAGCATGCGGATCTGAGCGTTGTAATGCTCGATCGCCGCTTTCGACTGGTCGTAGTACGCCTGCTCGCTGAGGTGGTCATCGCGGTACGCGAGTTCCAGCTGTTTCTGCCTATTCTGCAGCAGCCGGGCCTGCGCGGTGATCTGTTCCTGACGCGGCTGGGTTTGTGCATCGAGATTGGCCTTGTCCAACCCTGCGCCACCGGTGCCGTGGCTGTATTCCTTGCGAATACGCTCCTGCATCGCGGCGATATCGGTGGGCGAGGCCCCGGCCTGCTGCCCGACACGAGCGGCTTCGTCGAGTTCTTCCTTCAGGCGCTCCGCGCCAACCTTGTGCGCCTTCGCGAGTTCGTCCCAGCGCGTCTTTGCCGCGACGACCATCTCATCCGTGTGCGCCTTGTAGGCGGACGATGAAGCTGCATCCTGCTGACGACGCGCAAGGGATGTGGCCGCCGACTGCTGACGGACCAGGTCGTCATAGCTTCCGCCGGCCTGCTGGTTGATCGATGCGCCATCGCCGACGTTCATCGCATAGTCAAAATCGCTTTGGCCTGAGCGCCTGGCGGTGAGCGTACGGTTGATGCGCGCTGCCGTTTCCGCTGCCGTCTCGGCGCGACCGACTGACATCAGCGCGTCGGCGGCATCGCTGATCGCGGATTTGACTGCCCGCCACGCTCGCTCGATATACCCGAGGTTCTCCGTCGCGGCATTGCCGAGGTGCTGGTAGAGGGCAGTCGAGGCGACTGCCATCGCCTTTTCATGCTGTCCGGCCTGCTCGAGCGCCTTGATGTGATCGTAAAGTGCGCCGTCGACGAAGTGATACTGCCTGTTCGCCTCGAGCGCCCATTTCAGCACGCCGTCCGACATGCCGGCGAACTGGCGCACGATCTCCTGCGCATTCTGGCCGGTGACGACCTGCAGCCGGATGGCGGCAAGCGCGACGGATTCGAATGCCCCCGAACTGATACGCCCGGACGAGATCAGTGCCTGCGTGATCTCGCGCGCATTGCCGATCGTTGTACCCGTGGCATCGGCGACACTGCGTGACAGTCGGTTATAGCTCGCTTCGGTCTGGCCGGCGTAGTTGCCAGTCAGCATGATCGAGCGTGCGAACTGGGCCGACTCCATCGCCCCCTTGATCGCCATGGCTGCGAAACCAGCTACAGCAGCGGCCAGACCCGCAATCGCGAGGCCGGCTGGCGAGGCGAGCTTCGACATGATGTCGATGCGCTCGCCCAGCACCATGAGCGATCCTGCCGCCCGCTTGAAGTTGCCGGTGGCCAGTTCGTGCGCGAGCACCAGCATCTCGCGCCGGGCGCCGACCGACGCGTGACCGACCCGTTCGATGCTGGCTGCGGCTTCTTCAGCGCCCCGTACGCGCTGGATCGCACGCCCAGCCGTGGCGACGCCCTGAATGTTGTCGGACGTCCGGGAGGCTGCTGCATCCATGCGGCGCATCGCAGACTCGACGATCTGCTGCAGGCGCCCCATGTCTTCCTGCGTGCGGGCGACGTTGCCCTGCAGTTCGAGAACGAGGGAGCCGAGCGACATAGGTCGATTATGTGCGGTTGAAGACCAGTTTCAGGATCGTGGCGGATTGCTGCTCGGGGTCGTCGAAGAAGATCGGTTTCTCCTCGACGCGCGGCAGGTAGGGCATGAAGTCACTCGCCCGGTAGGGCTTGGGCAAGGTACGGTTGCCGTGATTGCCGACGGCCGCGGCGATGATTCCGGCGCGCAGGTCGGCGCGGGCTTCGCCGATGGCCTCAAGGCGCTCGAAAGCCATCCATTCGGTCAGTTCACTGCTGTCGAGATTGGCCAGCAGTTGCCGGACCGTCATGCCGAGGGCTGCGGCGAGCCGGAAGCAGAAGCGTCGGGCTGGCCGCTCACGGAGTTTTTTTCCGCGTCCGCCACGGCGTCCTTCGACAGACCGTTGATGCGCTGCGCGGCGACGAACAGGCGCTCGATCACGGCCGCGTTCTTGCCCGCAAGTGCCGGCAGGTCATCCAGCGTGAACAGCAGCGTACCAGTTTCATCGACCGCCGTGAAGATCACGAGCTTCGCGCGCATGTTCTCAGTGTCGACGCTGTAGCGGCCTGCGGCATCCTTCGTCATCAGGCTGGTTTCGTAGGCGTCGCGTTGCGCGCCCGTCATCGAACGGATGATGGCAGCGCCGCCCCATTCGGATACGTCGACGGTAACGGTTGTGAGGTCATTGGCCGCAAGGATGGCGGCACGATTCAGGATCGTGGACATGGAAGTTCCGTGGTGAGGTGACAGGAAGCAACCGGAGATCACGCAATCGTGATCGGCCCGGTGATAATCAGGTTGATAGTGGCGGTCAGCAGCTTGTCCACACCGCCATCCCAGGGGAACGATTCGACGAACGCGGTGAAGGTCGCGGTGTGGCCGTTGGGCAGCGTGAGCCGATAATTTGCGAGCGCGCTGCTCGCCTTGAGCGTCTGTAGCGCTAGCTGGCCAGCATCGGAGAGGTCGATATCGACGTCGAAGCTGAAATTGCCCGGGTCCTGCAGGCCCGCGCGATATTCCTTCGCAAGCGACGCGAGGTTCGTCGCGTCGAGCTTCGAGGTCTTGCCGTCGAATCCCTTGATGGTCTTGAAGTTGCCGATCGGCGTCCAGGCAACCGGCGTGGCCGTGCCACCCGAGGTCCACGATGCGCCCCCGGTCGAGTTGTAGCCGATCGCGAACGTGTTGGGCGTCACGTTGGTCACGACGAACGACTGGCCGTTCAGGCCGGATTCGCCGCCGACGCCGGCGAACGACACCACATCGCCGTTGGTGAACCCGTGTGCGGTCGCCTCGATGAGGGTGGGGTAGCCGAGAATGATTCCGGTGATACTGACGGCGGCGCCGGTGCCGCCCGACACGGCAAGCGACGAGCCCTGCGACGAAATGGCAGTCGAAGTCATGAGTAGGACTCCAGATAAAGATGATACTGATCAGTTGTGCCAGACGGAAAACGTCTGCACGACACGGAAAGCCTTGACGTCAGATTCGTACAGGTCCTGCTCATGCTGCAGGATGTTCTGGATGCTCCACGACTGGAATGCAGCGGCCACGGCCGAAGCGGTCGCCACGGCATCGGCATACGTGTAGCCCCAGGACGAAATCTCAAAGAGCGTGTTGTTGATCGGGGGCGAGCCGTTGCCGGAAAGCGTGTTGCAGACCGGACTCGCGAGGCGCCGGTAGACGATGTACGGATAGGTGCTGTCCTGCAGTTGCACCTGGGGCGAGGCTCCGCCGGCCGCCAGCGGCTGCAGGAGCGCGGCGACCTGCTCCTGGATCGTGGTCATTTCACGCAGTTACTTCATCAACAGACCGAGGTTTGCCGCTTCCTTCGGAATGCGGGTTGCGAGGTAATCGATCATGGCCTGGATCGCCTGATCCTTTGCGATCGCAAAGGCCGGCCGCATAAATGAGCGTGGTTCGACCCAGATCGCGGTGGGCATCGCCTTGACCGCCGCGCGATGTGCCTTCAGCGACATACCCTTCGGACGCGGCGGGACATAGGCGTGGCCGAATTCCAGCCACGTCCAGTAGTAGGCGTCGAGATTTGTGACCCGACCGCGCACGACCTTGACCTGGTTCTTCCGGCCGCGCCGTACGCCAACGTAGAACACCTGCAGCAGTTCGTTCGAGCGCTCGGGGATCTGCTTCTGGTAGATCGCGCGCCGGATGCGTCCGGGATCCTGACGCGGGTCGTCGCCCTCGTAGACCGGCGCGAACACGACCGCTTGCTGACGCAGTACGGTCGCCCCCGCGTTGACTGCGCCGCGCAGCGCGTTGCGGCCAATATTGCGCGGCAGCTGCTCGAGCGCCTTTGCAAACTCGTCCAGGCCCTTGATGCAGCGGAGTTCAGCCATACGTCAACCCTTCGCTTGCGAGCAGTTCGATGGTCCGGTTCGATTCGTCGACGTTGAGCGCAGCATTGATGTCGAAGATCCGGCCGGCGTAGACAATGCGGTAGGTGGCCACAACACGCGGATCGGCAAAGATTGCGTCGTACCGGACCGTGAAACGGTGGGAGACATCCGTTGAGATCGACTGCGCGGCGGCGCGCTCGCTGCCGCTCAGCGCCTCGATATACGCGTAGACCGACTTGATCGTCGTCCACGCCTCGACCTGCTGGCCGAAGCTGTCGCGGGCCGTGCTGCGCTGCTGGACGGCAACGAGGCGGTTCAGCTGCCCCGCACGCATCTGCGTGGTCATGGCAACATCATCCGGTAGGGATCGAGGAGTCCCGCTACGAACGGCAGTTCCTCGACCTTGCCCCGGTTGAGGATGGCAACTTCCTCGCGGTTCTCGTACAGCGAGCCGGTGCGCAGCAGGATCCAGTTGCGGATGCCCTCGGGCACCGGCTCCGGTCCGCCGTAGGCATAGCTCGTGCCGCTGCCTGCGTCCGACAGGGTGACCGGGTTGCCGCCGGGATCCTGCAGGGCGTAGAGGCCCGCGTTCGCCGCCGTGACCGTGTACGAGACGTCAACCAGCAACGGCGTCGGCAATGTTCCGCCCGAATTGAAGAACTGGACGGTATTGCCGACGGCCCACGTGACGGGGCCACGCACCTGAATCTGCGTGGCTGGGAGACTGCCCGATACCGTGCACACCGACATGTAGCCGGCGTCATACGTCACGGAGACCGCGCCGATCTGTGGCAGCGGGATCGGCCAGATCTTGCCGAATCCGGGCGTGATGATCGCGGGCATCAGTGCCGCGTTGACCACGTAGTCGGCCGGATCCATCGTCTGCGGCGTGCCGTTCATGTCGAGATAGTCGATCGACACAACATCGACGAGCGGCGCGTGAGGGAGCACGATCGCAAAGGCCGGATAGTTGATCACGTGCTCGAACGGCAGCGGCGTACCGATGCCCGCCATCGGGAACCGGTCCAGCACGAGCTGGTAGCGCGCGTGGAGCAGCTGCTGGCGTGTGATCGTCTCTGCCGCAATCCGCGCCGTCGTCACGAGCGAGGCGATGAGCGAATTCTGCGCATCGTCGGTCACGCGCAGGTGCAGCTTTGCCTCGGCCAGATCAACGGGCTCGCCGGGCGGCCGCTGCAGCAGGATCTCAGGCATCAGCTAACGCTGTCAGACGATCTGGACGACGCTCGCGTCGCCGAGATTGACCGGAATCGCAGCGGATGCATCCACCGGCGGATCGAAGCGGCCGCCGACGCCGAACAGGTACACGGCGACAAACGAGGCCGCCGTGCCGACCGTCAGCGACAGCTGGACAAACGCGTAGCCGTTGTTCGTATCGACGTCGCCGCTGCGGAAATTGACGAGTGCCTGCACGTTGGCACCGCTGGCCGCCTGGATCGTCGTGATCGCCTTGCCGGGCAGATCCTTCGCGCCCGTGCCGCTCGCATCCTGTGCCTGGCGGATTTTCGCGTCGAGCGTGGCATTCGTGCCCATTGCCCCGGTGCCGATGAGGGCGAGGAACGTGTGGAAATTCTGCACCGGCACCCAGGCCGTGGCGACCGTGCCGGCAGGCTGGTTGGCGGGATCGATCGAGGTGAGCAGCGCCTCGAAATCAGTCGGTTTCAGATTCGGCAACATGATCGGGTCCTCGAGAGATTAGCGAGCAGCCAGCTGAATGAACGGCGAGAGATTGTTCGTTCCATTCGCCGGCTTGATCGGATTGACGATGGTCGGCTGACCGTCCAGACGAAACACCGTGCGAAACGCCATCGCATCGGCGTCGAAATAGAGGTGCATCGACGTCGCCGTTTCGATGCCCGAGGCTTTCTTGATGGTCCGGTAGTACGACATGTCGAGCAGGATCACGTCGCCCTGCGACGAAAAGCTCTTCGCATGCTGCGACACGAAGACCGGGCGGCCCAACAGCATTCCGTAGGGTGATTCCTGCGCCCCGGCCGAGATTGGCAGGTAAATCGGGTAGTTGCCGAGCGTGAGAGTGAAGAGCGCGGGCAGTACATCGTTGTTCACGAGCCAGATCGCGCGGCCGAACGAACCGGGCGGCAGGCGCGCGATCATCTTTGAGAGGTTCGAGATCGTCAGCGTCTGCGTCGCCTGACCCGAATCCTTTGCTACCACGATCGCGGCATTACCCTGCAACGCGCCGACCGGCATCCCGTTGCCGGCGCCAAAGAGCAGCGAATCGTTGGTTTTCCAGCGGATCGAGTCGCCGATCTTGCGGTTCAGATATTGACCAAGCGCCGGACCATCTGCGATCAGTTCATCCGTGAGCGGCACGAGCGCCATCATCTTGTGCAGGTACTGCGTCGTAGCCGACAGCTTGGGCTTGGTCGCCGTTCCGGTATTGGCTTCGGCCTGCCAGTACGCGCGGATCCCGTCGGTGCCCCACGGCGTCGTCTCGTCTTTCGGGAACACCATCGAGTTGCCCTCGATGTCGTAGTCGTCGGTGTAGGGCAGCAGCGCATCCTCGCCGAGCGAGAGCGTGAAGATATCGCGCGAGAACTCCGGCGGAATCAGGAAGCCTCCATCCGGACCAGAGCCTTCGCCGCCGTATGTGCCGGGTGCGACTGCACCGTAGCGCAACCGGTCATCGGCGCGCATCGGGTTGACGGTGGCCGTGTGCACCGAGCGGGCGAATTCGCCGAGCGTCTGGAAGCCGCGCTTTGGATCTTGATCGATGTTCTCCGACACCGTGATGCGCGCGTTCTCGGGGACCGGTACGCCTGCCGAGCGTTCCGCCTCGAGCAGCGCTTCCTCGCGCTCGATCTGGCGTTGCGTGGACTGGATCGACGCCATCAACCCGTCGTATTGCGCGGTCTCAGTCTCGTTCAGGTCGCGATTCTCCGCGTGCGCGGTATCGACCAGTTGGCGGGCGTCGGCGACCAGCGTCGCCTTGCGCTGCTGAAGGGTACGGAGGGTTTTACTCATCTGGAACTCCTGAAATGAAAAACCCCGCCGAAGCGGGGTCGAAAATGGGGCAGTGCAGCGGACTACGTACTCATCAGATCGAGCAGCCGGCGGCGGCAGGCGATGCGTCCCAGACCGTCAGGCGTTGCTTGATGCACACCGGACGATTCTGCTGCCTTAGCCTTCGCGGACTGGCGCAAGTTTTTTGACATCCGCCGGATCACGTCGTCAAAAGTTGCGATGTCATCGACCATTCCGGCATCCTTCGCCGCCTGAGCGCCCAGCACGCGGCCCTGTCCCATGCCGTCCCGGACACTGGTGATCGGCACGCCGCGATTGCGGGCGACCGCTTTCGTGAAGGCGCCGTAGTAATCGTCGACACGGCTTTGCATGAACGATTGCGCATCGGCGGACAGCGGTTCGTACGGGCTGCCCTCGGTCTTGTATTTGCCGGCCGAGATGAGCGTGGTCGTGACGCCGGCTTCGGCCAGTGCCTTCGACCAGTCCTCGTGTGCCGACCACACGCCGATCGAGCCGACCTCGCCACCGGGTGTCACATAGAATTCGCTCGCGGCGCTGCCGAGCCAGTACGCCGCGCTGGCCGCCAGGCTGTTCGCGACGGCGACGACGGGTTTCTGAGCGCGCGCCTGATAGATCTCGTCGGCCAGTTCCTGGACACCGTACACGCTGCCACCGGGCGAATCCACATCAATCAGGATCGCGTCGACGGAATCGTCGGCGAGGGCTGAGCGCAGCGACTGCGCAAACAGTTGCGTGCTCATCGAGCCGGGCCCAGAGATGTCGTCCGCCATATTGCCGCGCTGGGTGACGACGCCGTACATTGGCAATACCGCGATTGCGCCGCCGGTCGCTTTGGTCGCGGCGCCGCGACGGGCGGCAACAATGTCAGCATCAGCCCGCACGCGCGCCATCGTGTCAGCATCGACCGTCCGGCCCGTTGACCAGCGCGCAACGACGCCAGTGAAGGCGGCAAGTCGTTCCGGCATCAGCGCCCACGGCGTCGACAGGAATTCAGAGATTAGGAGCGCGTGTTTCATTCAGTATTCCTGGCGTCGTCGGACGTGTCATCGGACTCGTCGGGTGCGGGTTGCGTCGTTGCCTGGGCGTTCGACGCGTCGCTTTCCTCGACCATATTGAGTGGCCGTAGCGGTTCGTCGAGCCCGTCGAGCGGATCGAGCGATTCCATGCGGCGTGCCTCGTTACGCGTGAGCCAGCCATCGAGAATCCCGTTGTGGTAGTACATCGCGCGCGCCTGCGCATCGCCGCGCAGCAGCGCCGTGACCGGAAACTCCACGTTCAGGCCGTCATCCTCGCCGAGGAAGTAGTAGCGGATCGCTTCTTCCCAGCGCACGAGCCACGGGCGCAGGGTATGGATCACGAACTCGAGCGATTGCTGCTCGATGTTTGAGAAAGTCGCCTTGTCCAGGTCTCCGATCATGTGCGGCGGAATCCGGAACAGGCGCGCGATTTCGGAGACGGAGAACTTGCGCGTTTCGATGAACTGGATGTCCTCGTTCTTCAAGCCCAGCTCGTGATACTTCATCCCGAACTCGAGGATGGCCGTCTTGTGCCGGTTGCGGCCGGTCTGCTGCCGCTGCCATGCCTCGCGGAATTCGCGGCGCTTCTCGTCGGACGGGAACGCATTCGGCATCTCGATCCAGCCACCCGGCGTCGCGTCGTTCATGAAAAAACGCATACCGTAGTCCTGCGCGGCGAGTCCACCTGCAACTGCCTCGCGTGCGGCCGTAATCGGGTTGTAGCCGACGATGCCGTCCGGCGACAGGCCGCGCAGGTGGAACACTTCGCTTCGTGCGAGCACGATCTCGTTGCCGTCACGGCGCGTATACCGGTAGCGCCACTGCGTATCGGACAGCAGTTCGATCGTCACACGATCCGGATGCAGCGGCAGCAGGTCCGTCACTTCGCCCCGGCTGTTCGAGACGATCTGCGCGAACGCATTGCCGCGCAGCGTGCAGTGCCCCTGCAGCATCTCCCGGAATTCCAGCGGATTCTGGAAATCATTGGGCCTTACGGCGAGCAGCCGGTAAAGCCAGTGGTTGCGCAACGGCGTCTTCCGTCCATCATGCCGCTCCCGGTACAGCATGAACGGCAGTGTTGAGACGGATTCGGCGAGCACGCGCACGCAGGCGAATACGGCCGTGAGCCGCATTGCCGCATCGGCGTTGACCGAGTGCGGCGTGCCCCGAAACGGCACCGGCGAGAACCAGAAATCGCCCCACGGAGACCGGTCACCGGTGTCCGCGTTCAGGCGCATCGATAGCAGCACGGATCACTTCCTCGCGATAAGTGCGCCGAATACCGTGAACGTGAGCACAAGCGTGCCAACCGCTACCAGTGCCGCCGGAATGCTGATAAGTGCGACACCGGCGCCGATCAGGGCAACGCCGGTCAGCAACGAAGCGTTATAGACCTTGGGGTTCATACAATCAGCAGCGTGTAGTTATCGGGCATCTTCGGCGTCCCATCGCCGACCAGTGCGCGCGACAGCGCCATGATCAGCGCGACGATCCCGTCGATCTTGTTTTCAGGACGTTCTTTGCGCGGATAGATGTTGTCCTTCGCATCGAGGTGCGCGACCACGTTGCTAGCCATCCAGCCGAGTACCGGATCGCCGTCGTGGACGAGCTTGCCCTGTAGCACGAGCGCTTCCAGTGCCTTCATCGGCTCGGAGAAATTCAGCACGGTCGGGCGCACCTCGATCATCGGCAGGCCCTCAGCCAGCATTCGCGTGGACAGTTGCGTCGCCTGGAACGGGTCGAATGCCACGCCCTGTACCTGAAAGCGGCTCGACATCTCGATCAGGTCTGCCTCGATCCACCCGAAATCGATCACGTTGCCGGGCGTAACCGTGAGGCGGCCGTTGCGCATCCAGCCTGCGTACTGGCTGTTGCTGGTCGCCATCACGGTGTCCTCGGGCAGGTAGTAACGACCGAAGATGGCATATCCGCCTTCGATCTCCGGATGCGCGAACAGCAGCATTAGCGCGGCAATATCTGTCTTGCTCGCGAGGTCGAGTCCGATCCAGCAGGGCTGTCCCGCAAACGTATCGAGATCGAGCGCAGCATCGGCGCACCGGTCCCACGCCCGCATATCCATCCACGCGGTGTCGGCGTTGACCCACTCGTTGAGGTGCTTGGTCTTGAAGTTGTTGACCGCGCTCGGCAGCTGCATGGCCTTGGCCTGCAGCGGCACCAGCACCTCGGGCTGGACCGAGATGCCCCAGTTCGGATTCGCCTTGATCAGCGCTTCCTCGGTCGTCCAGTCGTCACCGTCGTCGAGGCCGTACACGATGCCGAACTGGCTGTCGTCCTCGAACACGCCCTCGAGGAGCTTCGTGACGAAGGTGCGGATCTCGTAGCAGATCCCGGCCCTGTTGCTGCCCGCCGTCGTGATCACCCACAGCAGCGAGTTGTTCCGTTTGCCGGTTCCCGTTTCGACCACGTCGTAGACCGTGCGCGTCTTGTGGGCGTGCAGTTCATCGACGCAGCCGAAGTGGATGTTCAGGCCGTCGAGCGTCGAGCCCTCGGCGGAAAGCGCTTCGAACTTGGAGCCGGACGCCAGCACATTCATGTTGTGCGCACCAACGGCGACACCAAAGCGTGTACGGAACCCGGCGCTGCGCCGGGCCATCGTCTGTGCGTCGCCAAACACGATGCGCGCCTGGTCGCGTGTCGTCGCTAGCGAATACACCTCTGCGCCGCCTTCGCCGTCGGCAGCCAACATATAGAGGCCGACCGCCGACGACAGCGTCGACTTGGCGTTGCCGCGCGGTACCTCAATATAGGAACGGCGGAAACGCCGCCGGCCATCGGCCTGCACCCAGCCGAACACGGTGGTCAGGATGAACACCTGCCACGGCTCGAGCGTGATTGGCTCACCGGCGAGCGGCCCCTTGACGTGGGGCAGGCGCTCGATAAACGCGCACAGGTTGTCCGCGGGCCGGTACTGACGACCACTGCGGTCCGTCAAAACCGGATTGAACCGGTACGGCGATTTCCTGCCACGGAAGCGGACGAGGTCGTCCAGCTGGCGCTGACAGGCCTTCACTACCCAGCGGCAAGCGGGGACCTCGCCGACCGTCACGGATTCAGCGTATCGGCGGGCGATCGAGGCGTAATCCGGCATCATTCAATCCGCCGGAATTTAGCCAACGAACTCGCTTGTAGGCTCTTTTCCGCGCCCGTAAGATTCGTCGGTCTCAACCACATTGGCGAGGGAGAAGCTGATGGGCAACAACACATCAAAGGACGTGTTTGTACTAATCGATACCGATGGCAATCGCCGCATCCCGAAAAAAATTCTGGCGCGTGATGGCAGGTACGGGTATGCCATTCATCCCCCGGGCAAAGGCAACGACGCATCGGCCGCGACCTACACAGAAGATGAAAGGGAGCTCGTTCAAGGTGTCGTCCTACGTGGTCAGGGTGTGCGGACAATCGCCGAAGATGGGCCGTATGTTGGTCAGTCCAATACGCTTGGATTGAGCGGCAGAAAGATTGCCGGTTATTGGCTTTGCCCTTCGAAATCCGACTGGGTCACTGGCGCCAGCATTCGCCCGGTCAACGAAGAACCGCAATCCGCTTGACGACATCAGGAGCCGGCGATATCCGACCACGGATCGTGTGCGCTCGTTGGCTCCTGCGCAATTTGTACCCGCGAGCGGGAAGCAGGCGTGAAGCCCATTTCCGATTCGTAGCTTTTCATCTCGAGCGCCAGATCGCGGATGACGTCCATCAGCGGCGAGCGACGAAGGATTCCGCTTGGTGTCTTGATGATCATGCCGGCCACGCCGGCGCGATTGATCTTGGCCAGCGCCTCCCGATAGAGGCCGGCGCAGTTGGCCCAGCGTTCTAGCACGGCGGCATCGAGCGACGAGAGCAGTCCCGGCGGCGCATTCTCGATCGCGTAGCGCCAGGCTTCCTTGGCGGTATCCGACATGTACTCGGGCGGCTCGCTGAGCTTTCCGGTCGGGCGCGGCTCGTGCGGATTGATCCGGCATTTCTGCAGCGTGCCTTTGACCTTCTTGACGGCAGCGGGTAGCGGCTTACGACCGGCCATGGTGGTCATCGAGCATCAAAAAAAGTTTTTCATTTTGCACGCGCAAAAATTCAGGCACGCGCACGATCCCGGGGCCGCGCGCCCCAGCGATTCGATCCCCCCTCCGGGGGCAATGGATGCCGCTGCGGGCGCCCACGTCGCCACGGTTTGCGCCCGGTCGCGCGCGGTGACCAGTTTTGCTCACCAGCCCAGCGGTCCGCAGACGGCGCGATTTCAGCCGACAGATCCAGTGCTGCGACGCCGCGCGGTCTCGGTTGCCGTCTTGCGGTTGTGGCACGGCACGCACAGCGACTGCAGGTTGACCCAGTCGAAGCGCGGACCACCATCCTTGATCGGCACCACGTGGTCGACCACGACGGCCGCAATGGTCATCCCTCGTGCCTGGCACGTGACACACAGCGGGTGCGCGCGCAGATACGCTGCGCGACATTGCTGCCAGGCCATCGACTTGTAGAAAGCGAGCTCCGCATCAAACGTACGGCGGGCGCGACCGTAATCGCGATGCGTCCATCCACGATGTGTGGCGCAGAAGCCGGGCGTCGCGAGGACGGCCGCGCATCCTGGGAACCGGCACGGAGTCGGCGCTCCACGTGGCATCACATCTTCCGCTTGGCTTCATGATTGAACAGCGTGTTCATGAAGTCGTCATCCACCACGAGAGGAGTACGACCATGAGCACCATCGAACTGACGCCCGCCCAGCACGCGATCCTCGCCTACGCGATCGACCATACCAGCGGCAAGATCGACTGGTTTCCCGACAACATCAAGGGCGGCGCCCGCAAGAAGGTGATCGACGGCCTGTCGAAACGCGCCCTGATAACCACCGACGGCACCGACTGGTTTGTCGCAGTCGAGGGCTACGATGCGCTGGGTGTTCCGCGCCCGACAGCGCCGACCGCCGCTGATTCCGCAGATACCGAGATGGAAGCAGCAGTCGAAACCGCCGAAACCAGCCTCGGGATCAAGGCACCGCGCCGCACGCGCGAGAACAGCAAGCAGTCGCTGGTCATCGCGATGCTGCATCGGCCCGAGGGCGCGACGATCGCGCAGATTTGCGAGGCAACGGGTTGGCAGGCGCACACGGTGCGCGGCTCGCTGGCCGGCGCCCTCAAGAAGAAACTCGGGCTCAACATCACGTCCGAAAAACAGGACGGTGAGCGCATCTACCGGATCGCCGGGTAACACTCCCGTAGAGTCTCACCGAGGCTCCTGCAAAACCTCACCGAAGCGCGTCCCATCGTGGGCGCGTGTCGCTTCGGCGCCCGTGTAGTCTTGCCAGCGGCGCACGATCACGTCGACGTATTTCGGATCCAGTTCGATGAGCCGCGCGCGACGGTCCGTCTTCTCGCAGGCGATCAGCGTCGTGCCCGAGCCGCCGAACGGATCCAGCACGATGTCGCGCGTCTTGCTGCTGTTGCTCACCGCACGTTCAACCAGCTCGACCGGCTTCATCGTCGGATGCAGGTCATTCTTCGCGGGCTTCCTGATCTGCCAGACATCGCCCTGATCGCGCGCACCGCACCAGAAGTGATCGACGCCGTCGCGCCAGCCGTAGAGGATCGGTTCGTACTGCCGTTGGTAATCGGCGCGGCCGAGTGTGAATGTGTTCTTGGCCCAGATGATGAACGTCGACCAGCGACCGCCGGCGGCACGGAACGCCGACTGCAGCGTATCGAGCTCGCTCGACGACATCGCGATGTACACGGCACCCTTGGTGACCGCGAGCATGTTCTGGCAAGCGGCCGTGAGGAACGCTTCGAAGCCGTCGCCGAGGTTGTCGTTCAGGATCGGGCGATTCTTGCCGCGCAGCTTGTCCTTCGTGGTATTCGCGTAGTTGACGTTGTAGGGCGGATCCGTGACGGCCATATCGGCCAGCTCATCGCCGAGCAGGGCCCGGTAGGATTCGGCCTTCGTGGCATCGCCACACAGCAGCTTGTGCTCGCCAAGCAGCCAGATATCACCGGCGCTCGACACCGGGATCTCTTCGACTTCCGGGACCGCGTCTTCATCGGTCTGTCCGGCGCGATCCGGTTCGTTGCCGGCGATCAGCGCATCCCATTCGTCGGCGCTGAAGCCTGTGAGCGCGAGATCGATGCCGGTGTCCTTCAGCTCGGCTAACTCGAGGCCGAGCAGTTCATCGTCCCACGACGCGTTCTCGCCGATCTTGTTGTCGGCCAGGATCAACGCGCGACGCTGGATGTCGGTCAGATGCGTCATTGGCACCACCGGTACTTCGGTGAGTCCGAGCTTGCGCGCCGCGAGCAGACGACCGTGGCCGGCGATGACGTTGTTCTGGCCATCGACCAGGATCGGCGCACCCCAGCCAAACTCGACAATGCTCGCGGCGATCTGCGCCACCTGTGCATCGGAATGCTGCTTGGCGTTCCGCGCATACGGGATCAGCACATCGACAGGCCGCAACTCGATCTTGACGTCAGCGACCGGGTTACGCATGGGTGACCTCGTCGATGGCGACACGTTCAGCTTCGACCTGCTCGAAGGACCGTCCGGAGCTCGCCAGCGTCACCTCGGCGTCCGGGTAGTGCTGCAGGAAGCGGCGAATCGCGACATCCACGTACTCGGGTGCGATCTCGACTGCACGGCAGCGACGGCGCGTGCGTTCCGCCGCGAGCAGCGACGTGCCGGAGCCATTAAACGGCTCGAACACTGCGTCGCTCGCATCGGAGAATGCCAGCATCACGTGCTCAGGCAGTGCGACCGGAAATACCGCCGGGTGATCGATGCCATCTCCGATCGTGCCCTTGTGGCGCATGATCCGGATCACGCTGTCGGGGATGCGGGTGTCCTGCGTCGGAGCGCCGGCGTGCGACCAGCCACCGACTTCGCCGTCCTTCTTGCGCATTGCGGTCGACGAGCCATCAGCACGCAGATGCGATTCCTGACCAGCGTGCTTGCACGGCACGATCTTGTTCGGACGGCGCGCTTCGCGGTTGAAATGGAAAACGAACTCGAAGCTCGGCGCGAGGCGGCCGTTCCAGTCACCGGGCATTCCCGGGCCCTGATCCCACACATACCAGCCGAACCGCCGCCAGCCGCACGCGTGCATCCACTGCAGCCAGCCTTCCCAATAGGGGATGACTTCGTTATCGCGATGGATCAGGCCGAGATTGACGAGCACCTGGCCGTCGGTGGCCATCGGCAGTGCGGCAAACACGCCGCGCATCAAGCCGTCCCAATCGACAATCGTGTTCGTGTAGTCGCGCTGGCTGCTGTAGGGCGGGCTGGTGAAGCACAACGATGCGCGATCCTCGCCCATCAGCGTCGCGATGACCGTCGGATCGGCGGCATCACCGCAGATGAGCCGATGCGCGCCAATCTGCCACACATCACCGGCCCGAGTGACCGGCGTGGTCGGTGCCTCCGGCACATCGTCAGCAGCGTCGTCGCCGTCGACCGCCTCGGATTCGTTGTCACCGAGTAGCTCCGCAATCTCGTTGTCATCGAAGCCGGTCAGCTCAAGGTTGAACCCGACCGCCTGCAGATCGGCCAGCTCGAGCGACAGCAGCTCACCATCCCAGCCCGCGCGTTCCGTGAGTTTGTTCTCCGCGAGGATGAACGCACGCTTCTGCGTCTCGGACAGGTGCGCGAGTTCGATCACGGGCACCTCGGTCATCGCAAGATGGCGCGCAGCGAGGAGGCGACCGTGACCAGCGATGACGCCGCGGTGTCCATCGACCAGCACCGGGTTGTTGAAGCCGAATTCCCGGATGCTCGCCGCAATCTGGGCGATCTGCTCATCGCTGTGGGTGCGTGCGTTACGGGCGTACGGTATCAACGACTCGATCGGACGATAGTCGATTTGCAGGCCAGGCATCGGGCGGGGAAATAAAAAACCCGCGAGAGCGGAACTCATCGCGGGCAAGAGAGGAGAGGGCGGTGCGAGATCCACCTTTCGCAACCATAGCCGGAATCTTAGCGAAATTTCCTCAAAACGCGACACCCATGATGGGCGAGGGATCCCTGCATTTGTTGGCACGAGCCCAAGGGAAACCTTAACGACAATCAACCTCTATTGATTCCCGGTATCGAGTTGCTGGACGATGTGCTGCATGGCGCTATCCCACCGGCGCTGGGCAGTCCGCGCGACGCAGCCGAAGCGCCTGGCGATGTCTTCCCAGCGATGCCGTTCGGCACGCATCCAGACAAGATGCCGCTGTTCCTCTTCGAGCCACTGCACCCAGCGCATCGTTTCAAGCATCCGGTCGACCGCAGATGGTGACGGCGGCAACGGACGGTACTCGCGATCGTCGTTCGCGAGTGCTTCCCACTCGCGCCGCACGAATTCCGGCCAGACGTTGAAGTATCCCTGAACACGCACGGGCGGCAAACGGTGGCTGGTTTCCGCTGCCTCGACAAATCGTGCTGCCACAGCATCGACGCTCCATTCAGCCATGGCGACCTCCGTGGCCGGGCGGGCCGTAGAGCCGGTTGCCGATCCGGCGCACGAATTCACGCTCGATGAAATCCAGCCGTTCGTCATGCTCGGCGATGACGAGGATGCGCTGGCGCTGCCAGCCGTCGCGCTTGGTCGCTTCCATATCCATGGTCACGGGCTGATGGCGGGCAAGCGAGGACGGGGAGTGCGGAACCGGGATCTTCATCTCAGTCCCCCTGCGTGTCAGCCGCCCAATGCAGCAGGGCAAGCGCATCGGCTTCGTTGTCGTCGGATACGGCATGGCCGAGCGCACGCATCGCGGCGATCACCTCGTCCTTGCCCGCGTTGCCCTTGCCGGTCGCGTGCTTTTTGATCGTGCCCACTGGCACGCCCTGGTAGGGAATCCGGTGGTGCTCGCACCACGCGGTGAGCGTCGCGAGGAACCCGCCATACGCGTGCGCAGCATCGACACCGGCGTGCCGGCGGACCTCCTCGAAGTACACGGCATGGATGTCTTCGCTCGTGGCACGCAACTCCGTGAGCCGGCGGCGAAAGCGCAGGAAACGCATGCCACCGCCCTCGAAGCGCTGTGGCCGGAAGCGGGCGAAACCATGGGCAATCGAGCCATCGCGATGACGTAGCGCCCAGCCGGTGGTGGTGCCCAGGTCGAGGGCAAGAATGGTGTTCGTCACAATCCTGTTTCCTTTTTCGGCATGGTCTGACGCAGTCGACGGAATACATCGAAATTCTCTATAGGCGCGCGCACGCGCGTATACAGCAATTACGATCAACTGAGTCGACTGCGTCAGACTGATGGGTTTCCGGGCGTTCAGTTATCGGCGTAAGGGGTGTAGGCGGTAGTCGGCGGGGCTTTGAGTCCGATTCCCTGAAACCCACGCAAGCCCATGCCGTTGCGCCATTTGTCGAGTCCCCGCGTAATCAGCAGATCGGAGAACCGCCGTTGCGAGCCGACGTACTCGCCGCTGGTCTCGGCCCACTGTTTCCAGTCGCTGAAGAGTTCCGAGGTCAGTGACTTCGCACTGGCCAGCAGGACGCAACATTCGTCGATCCAGCGGCCCAGCGCGTCCTCGGCCTCGAAATACTCGTTGGTTGCATCGACGACCTGCTGCGGCCGATCGAGTCCTCCCCGTTGTTGCCATTCGAGGCAGCCATCGACCGCCCATGCGAGGATGCCGTCACGCTCGGCCAGCAGCTTCTGCTGCAGGTGCGGATCACGACGCTCGGGCGGGATCGTGACCGTGAACGGGATCAGGTGAATGCGTCGCCGCATCGCCTCGTCGATGTTGCGGATCGACGGTTTGTGGTTGCCCGCGATGAAGAGCTTGAACTGCGGCAGGTACAGGAAAAAATCCTGATGCATGAAGCGCGCCGAGATCGGATCGCCGCCAGTCAGGCTTTTGAGACGCGACTCGGCCCAGCGCCGTCCCTGTTCGGTTTCGATCGCGGAGACGAAACGCGCGCCGCGCAGGCTGGCGAGATCGGTCGGATGCCGGTCCGAACGCGTGTCCATGAACATGTCCATGGGCGCGTTGCCGGCGTAGTCGCCGAGGATGGTCGCGAGCGTGTTCAGGAAGACAGACTTGCCATTGGCCCCGGTACCGTACAGGAAGAAGGTCGCGTGTTCCTCGGTCGATCCGGTCAGTGCATAGCCCGCGACACGTTGCAGATAGGACTGCAGGCCGGTATCTCCACCGGTGACGTCATCGAGAAACGTGAGCCAGCGCGGACAGTCGCCACGCGGCGTGGCGGTCGCGAGCTTCGTCATGCGGTCGGCACGCTCGTTCGGGCGAAGCCTGCCCGTGCGCAGATCAATGACGCCGCCAGGCGTGTTCAGAGCAAGGCGATCGGCATCCCACTCGTCGGTGGTCGAGGCATGACGCCTGTCGGTGCGAGCCATGCGCTCGACGCCGCTGATCGTGCTGCTTGCGGCGAGCCGCGCCGCCTGACGGTGCGATTCGACCTTGAGTGCTTCCGAGCGGCAGACGGTACGGATCAGGTGATGCACCAGCAGCGTGTCGTCGTGACGCCAGCGCCGGCCGTCCCACACCAGCCACTTGCCCCACGCTGAGCAGTAGCGCCAGTCGTCGGCATAACTCGAGGTGAATGACAGGGCGAGTGCGTCGTCGGTGGCCCAGACGGAAGCATCCTGCGACGGCGGATTGCCCGCAGGTTTCACGCTCATGCGCGGACCCGAAGCGACGAATGCCGGTACATCAAAGCCGTCGGCCAGCGCATCGGCGGCATCCCATCCGTCGGGGCGATCGTCGGGCGGCAGCAGCACGTCGCACGATCTGGCGCCGACACCGAGTGCAGCCTGGGCGGCAGCCATTGCATACGCCCAGCCGGGCTGGTCGCGGTCGGGCCAGATGAGTACGGCCTTGCCTGCTAGCGGCAACCAGTCCGTCTTCTCGACGGGCGCATTGGCGCCGTGCATCGCGGTCGTGGCGCACATGCCGGTGTCAATCAGAGCCTGCGCGCATTTCTCGCCTTCGACGAGCACAACCGTATCGGCAGCTACCATGCCCGGCTGGTTGAAGAGGGGACGCGGCTCGGGTGGCGTCATGCGGCGACGCTTCGCATCCCACGGCCGGAACTCCTTCTTGCGACCGGGCGGATCGTAGCGGTACACGACGGCAATCAGCCTGCCCTCGGCATCGAGGTAGTCCCATTTTGCGGTTGCCGGTCCGAGGTCATCGACAGGCGCTTCCTTCTTCGGCTTGCGCGCTGGCGCCGGCGCGCTCTGCCCGAGCAGGTCGGTCGCGTGCTGCAGCACACGCGGGAAGTCTGCCTGCGCGTTGACGCCGAGCCATTCGGCGATCAGGTCGAAGATGTCGCCACCGTCGCCGGTCGCGCGATCGGTCCACAGGCCGGCCTTCTCACCCTCGAGCACGATCTCGAGGCTGTCGCCCGGACTGCCGAGCACGTCGCCGACCAGGAACCGGCCCCGGCGCCGCTTGCCAGCCGGGTACAGGACGGCGAGGACGGAGTCGAGGCGGAAGATCAATGCCGCGCGGATCTCGTCACGCCCAGTTTCTTCGTGTGCAGTGGAGGAGGGCATGTCGTTGAAATCGATCATTCGTTGTTTTCCTCAGTAGCGGTTGCGATCATGACCGTGTGTTCCAGCACCGGTCCTGCCATGAGCACATCCGGCATTCGAAGTGGGTGGGATCGTTGAACGCGCGCGGCAGGCGCTCGCCGGCATCACTGGCCGTGATCACGGTCACGGCGCGATCGGACATACGCTGCGCGAGCGCCGCGTCGAATGGCACCAGCTCGATGCAGAGATCCATGGTGTCGGCGTTGATGGCGGTGAAAACAGCCGGATGCTCGTGCAGCCCGAGATAGGCCTGGTACAGCGCGACCTGAGCGGCATAGACCGGTTTCGCCACCGCGAGCCGGTATTTCACGAGTTCGCGCCACGACTTGCCGCCGAGGCACTTGTTCTCCCACAGCGCCGGGTAGGCGACGTCATCTGGGCCGCCGACCAGCACGCCATCGATATGCCCCTGAAGACGCCCATCCAGTGCGGAGAAACCAAACTGCTCGCCATTGGCCTGCCGCGTGCGCAGGTCGAAGCCGGCATCGCGCAGCCACGCAACCATGCAGTCCTCCATGACGTGGCCGCGGTCGAAGATGCGCAGCATGCGTCCCGGCAGATCGCGACCATGATCAATTGCGGTACGCTCGTACTCGTACTGAAGCGCGCGCTCGCACGCTACGCCGAGTCGCGACGCACCGAGGTACTGGCGAACCCCCTGCCGTTCGCGCTTGCGCTGCATGCCGGCGTCGATGAGGACGGTGATGCGATCCGAGAGGGTGGAGGACGAGTTGAAATCGATCATCGCGTCGCCTCCCACGGCAGATCCTCGGCCATGTCGGCAAACGGATCGCGCACCGGGGTGGCGCCGCGTACGACGGATTGCTGTGACGACGCGTGATGCTCGACCATCGCGTCGGTCCAGCGGGTGACGATGGCGTCGATCACGCACAGGGCTTCGGCTTCGGAATACGCGCCGAGCGGCTTGTCGAAGCCGATCTCGCCGGCAGCGTCGCCGAACGCCTTGAGACACCGCTTCATCGCAGCGCGTTCGACATCGGACGGATCAATCATCGTGGTCTCCGTATTGGTGGCGCCGTCGTCCATGGCACGTAGCCTGGATCCGTACAGCAAGTGGAAGACGTCCTGGCAATGTCGCGAACAGAACGCCCAGTCGATCGGATAGCGCCGGGGATCGCCGATAACGTGACGGGTATCGGCATGACCGAATCCCCGGGCCTGGCGGGTGCAGACCCAGCATTTCATGGGGCCTCCGTGCCTATGCCCAGGCGGGCTTGCCGCCCGCTGGTGGGTTGCTGGGACCGGGCCGCTGGGTGGCGGCAGGTGTGGTGCGGTACGCGGGTGCCGCCTGCGCCGGTGCGCCCGACTGACCACCGCTGCCGGAGGGCTTCGACGCGCCGACCATCCATGTGGCGTAGTCAGCGTGGTCGGGTTCCACTGCCATGCGCACGACGTTGCGGTCATCTCCACGCGCGTCCTTCTCGATGTCCACGCGCACGAGAAACTCGATACCATCGAGATCAGCGAAGCTTTCGATGCGGCGCGAAGCAGCAGCCTGAGGGCTGTTGTCTTGCGGATGGACGCGACGTGCGCTGTTGAGGATGGCGCGGATGAAACTGCGTCCCATCTGCCCCCACGTCGGGCCCTTGCGAGAGTGGAGGCCGATGTTCGTCCACATCTTTCGGCGGACGTACGGACCGTCGGTCACAACGAATTCGCATGCGAGATAGATCGAACCGGTATCGAACGATTCGGTGGCGTAGCCGCCCGTCCACCCCTGGTCAGCGTTGTCGTATCCGCCGGGCTTGATGGTCATGCGTACAGGCACGACGGTGCCCTTCGGGATCAGGTCAAAGCCGCTGCGCTGCGCATCGGCGTCATTGAAGTCGTTCCATGCGGCCATGATCAGTTCCTCGTGTTCGGAGTACGGGTGGTGGCGGACGCGCATTTGTTGATCAGCGCGTGCAGGTCGGGCGGCTCCAGCAGGTCGAGCTGGCCGGAGCGGTCCTTGGCGGGATAGCCGTAGGGATTGAGCGTGTGGGTGACGAAGGCGCGGTAAGCACTGCCGTCGTCGGCCTTGATCTCGGCGAGCGTCACGACCTCGTCGACGATGCCCGGCAGCTCTGATGCGGTTTTAGCGCCCTCGATTTGCGGCACGAACACCTTGCGGTTGAAGTCGTCCGTGCGCTCGTCCAGGATGGCGACGAACACGACGTGCTTGCCGCGCGCGTGCTGCAGGTGCGTGAGCGCCGTGAGCATTTCGGTGCCGAGCAAGCCATAGGCACCACGCGTGTCTGGCTTGCCCGTGCGATCCGAGATCGCCTGCGGCTGCGTCTTTGCCCAGATCAGCGCAAGGCGCGCGAGTACCGTGATGCTGTCGACGAAGTACGTGTCGTACCTGGCCAGCTGGGCCGGGTCGCCGAAGCGTTCACACACGTGGTGGAAATGCGCCTCGGAAAACGGCACCTCCGGCGGCAGTGCCGGATTGGGGCCGGCAAGGAACACGACGAGGTCTCGGAATTCCGGCCACGTCGCCGGGCGCACGCAGTCGCCCTGCCAGTCGCGGACCGCAAGGTCGCCGGCCTCGAGATCGACGAAGAGCGTCGAGGCCTCGGACAGCGTCTTGAGCAGGGTGGTCTTGCCAATCCCGCTCTTGCCAAGCACGGCGATCTTGACGCCCTGACGTTCGGCAAGCCGCTGATCGGCGGTGATAATCGGCAGAGCCATCACGCAGCCTCCTTCAGCAGCTCTGCGACCGCCGGATTCCAGAGAATCTGGTAGCCGGAGTGACCGTTTCGCGAGTACGGCATCGCCTCGGCCCACTGCTCACCCGCCTCGGTCAGTTCCCACTCGTCGCGGTCGTTGCGCGCCTGCAGCCCGTGACGCGCGAGATGCTGGTTAGCGGCCTTCGCCGAGATACCCAGAAGCTGGCCAACCTGCGTGGCGTTGAGCGAGCAGATGGGCGTATCCGCAGCGGGCAGCGCGTGGCGCAGCGTTTCGACGGCGATGCCGGTGTTCTCGTGGATACAGGTCAGCGTTGCAGCCATCGCGATGCCGGCCTTGACGCCAGGCACCTTCGCCACGGCCTCGCCGATCAGTAGGATCGACGACACCCGGTCCTGGGTCGGTGCGGGCAGGCTGGCGACGGCGTTGTAGCTGCCGGTCTTGCGGATCGCGGGCAGCACCTCGCTCGTGACCCAGCGCTTGAACCGCTTCGCGGCGTCCTTGGTGCTGCCGAGGATCAAGGCGTACAGTCCCGACTCATTGATGTGGTTCTGGCGCTGGCGGCCGCCCGGCGTAAGGGTGTCCAGTTTCTGGACATCCTCTTCGTCGACGTGGGATTCAAGGGCCTGGCGCGGGTTGCTGAACTCGAGCACTACGCACACGTCATTGGCGTTGAACCACGGCTGGCCCGCATCATCGACGTAGACACGCACGGCATGGGATTCGAATTCGAATGGCAGGATGTTCGTCATGGTCATGCTCCGAGGTCGTCGAGGAGGGCGAGCCGGAACGCCGGCTTGCCGGGTTTGGCGGTGCGCGCCGGCGCGAACTGTTCGCGCAGTGATGGCGGCCAGTTGGAAAAGCGCGATTCGGGGATTGAGAGTTCGACGTCGAGGTAATCCGGAACGCGCTCGCCGGCGGCGGTGATGCGCGCCGCCATCTCGGACAGGCGCTGCTGGTCCCAGGACACGCGGCGGGGCAACTCGAACGTGATGCGTAGCGGGCCGTCGGAAACGTGCGTGGTGCCGAAATCGCGTCCGGATTCACGCAGTGCGACACGGGCCTGCTCGCCGTAGGCAGCATCTAGTGCCGCATCGAATTTCGTGCGAGCAGCCTTGAGCCAGTCCTGCGCCTCGTTGAGGTTGCGGCTGATTTCCGCCTTCTGGGCCGGCGGCAGGGAGGCCAGATCGCTCACGGACATCGCGGCCAGGTCGGCGGGGAAGATCGTCAGGTCAGTCATGGCGATCCCCCTTACTGGCCGATGGATGCCTGAGCATGGGCGGGGTTGCCCACGTCGGCGCGCTCGGAGGTGCTCTTGCGCAGGCTCTCAGCCTCGTAGGCCTCGACGTCCTCCAGGCGGTAGAGCACGCGGCCCTGCAATTTCAGAAAGACCGGGCCGATGCCTTCGGACCGCCAGCGTTCCAGCGTGGCCTCGCTGACGTCCCAACGATCGGCCAACTGGCGTTGGTTTAGGTGTTTGACACTCACGTTTTTCTCCTTTCAGGTGGTTGCGAAAACGTGAGGTCATCTTCGAATTCGGGATGTACGGGCGTCCGCAACCGCCATGTACGGGCTGATGTACGGGCGCAGCTTCTGTGGTGAAAATCGGAGCCCGAAAAGCAAAAGACCGCCCGAAGGCGGTTGTGTGGAACACCGATGGGAAAACGCTGAGGTCAGTCGAGCCGGAAGCCGTACTTGCCCTTTTCGGGATTGGCGATGTAGTGCTCCCACTCGGTATTGCCGCTGAAGAGGTTCTGCATGCGCTGGCTGCGCCCGGATCGCTTGTTGCCGTAGGCCGCATCCAGAATTTCGTGAGCGGGTAGCCAGCGACGGCCATTCAGGAACTGCTCATGCAGATAGCGGACGGCGGCAATCTGTCGTTCGCCCTTGATCGTCCATGGTTTGTCCGATCGGGTGGCGATGACAAGCGTGTTCGTATATTCGTTGAAGCTCACTGCCGAGGACTTCTCGGCCGTCTCACCGGGAGCGGCCAGCAGCAGACGGTGAATGAGGTCAACGTCGATGTGCGGACTGAGGGCATGCTCGACCAGGACATCGTGGATCGGCACGATTCGATAGTCGCGGGGTGGAGGCACGATCTCGGGCAGGGCCTGCCCGGTGGTGAGAATTAGCCCGCGACCGGGTAGCGATGCCTGCTGGAAGTGCGTGAAGATCTGCTCGACCTGCGTCGCGAGGTCGCGGACGAGCCAGACGTCTACCTGCGCGTCCGCGATGCGCATCCTGCCTAGTTGCCAGAGCACACCATCAATGGCCGGGGCGGCGACTCCTCCGCGCAGTGCCCGCGCAATCCCGAGGAGGTCCGCCACGTAGTGCAGCATTTTTCCGGCGGTAACCACGTGAACTGCGGCTATCGCTGCGGGTAGGTACTTCGTGCGAAACGTGTCGGGACACAGGTAGCGGTACTGGCCTGGATCATCGTCCTCCTCGATGTCGACCATGACCGCTGCGTCGCCGCACGGTGCCGGGTAACCACCGGCGTAGCCAACGCACTCGGTCCACGTTGCGAGATCGTGTGCGGAGAGGGCAGTCCTGCGCGACAGCTCCCACCCAGGAACGCCACGCAGACGCTGCCCCTCCGTGTCGGTGATCGACTGGCTGGACTGTTCGAACAGGTCGATCAGTTCAAGCAGCGAGTGCATCGACAGGGGCGTCGTCCGCATCGCCGATCTCCTTCACGAGATGCCACTTGGCCAGCAGGCGGTCGCACAGCGCCCGATCTTTTTCGCGCTTGGTCTTGATATTGCAGCGGTTGTCGTCGCGCAGAATGACTGCGATCGTGCGCGCACGATCCGTGCCTACCTTCTTGATGCGGATGGAGAGCTTGGCGTAATTGAGGTGGTGGTGACGGAAATCGAAAGTCGGGGAGATCAATGCGCGGGCGGCCGTGTAGATATCGTCCGCGTCCTTTGCCCAGATCTTCACCAGCAGGGATCGATGGTTGGCGGTTGCATAGCCGAGCTCGATAACCTTGACCGATGCGACGCTTTCACCGGAGATGTCAAAATTCCGGGGAGCCGCCAGGCTCTGATAGTTGTACTGTTTCAACGGGACCTTGTCGCCGGTGATCGGCGACTTGAGCAAGGAATCCGCCGCGATGCGCGCCAGCTCTTCGCGTCCGGCCGTGTCCTTCGACAGGACTTCCAGGTGGCCATTCGTCGGTTCGTAGGTGATGTGCGAGGACACGGCGCGGACCACTTCCTGTGCCACCAGTTCGCTATGCTGGACGTGTTCGACGATTTCGGGCGGACGGTTGTGGTGGATGCTGATCTGATACAGTGCAACCTCCTCGCCAGTCTGGGTGTCCGGGCGCAACCGTTTGAACACCTGTACCGCGACATCCTCCTTCGCACAGCCCAGTTGCTCGGCCGCGGCCTCGTGGAACGCCTGCTTCGCGTCCGCACCGTCAAGCACCGTGAGGTTCCTGGGTGCCACGTATCCGGAGTAGCAGGATGCGCTCTGCCGGAATACGTCAGCTTGGCGTGCGCTCAGTGCCTTCTCGAAGAGCCCCGGTTCATTGCAATATAGCCAGATCGCGCGTTCGAACTGATTGGGCAGAGCCGTGAACGCTGTCTTGTCCACGTCATCGAAAATGTCCTGGCTGATCCCCTCGACGACGTCCTGACCGGGGCCATCGGACAGCAATACGATGCGTTCGGCAACCTCCTCGATCTGCTGCCGTTCCGTGATGTCGAGGCTCGCCAGTTCGACCTCCATTGCAGCTCGCTGGTCCCGCTTGTTCTGGTCGTCGTCCAGATCCGGCAGCGCCAGACTGAATTTGTCGACCATGAATTCATGAAACACGGCCGGCGTCACGTGGCCCAGCAATTTCGACAGGTTCTCTGCATCGTTCATCGCTACCCCTTCTCAACGTGTGGATCAGGTTGGCTTCAGTCTGTATGGCCCTTTTTTAAATCGGGGTGTACAGATCGACGGCGTTCGGTGTGCCGAACGGTTGTAATTATTTCCAACCGATGAGGGGTTTGTCAAGCAGTTACGATTTCGTTCGGTCAGGTGGTATCATTTTCCGGGTAAATCGGAACGATCAGGAGAAAGCAGTGCCATCCCCTCTGGGTGACAAGATCCGTGCACGGCGCAAGGAAAAGAAGTTCAGCCTCGAGCAGTTGGCCGAACTCACCGACTCCAGCAAAAGCTACATCTGGGAGCTGGAGAACAAGGACGATCCCAAACCGTCGGCTGAGAAGATAGGGAAGATTGCCACCGTGCTCGATGTGACGACGGAGTTCCTGTTGACCGAGTCCTCGGCCACGCCAGACGAGGCTGTGCTTGATGAAGCGTTCTTCCGCAAGTTCAAAGCCATGTCCGAGCCGGACAAGAAGAAGATCCGCAAAATCCTCGATGCCTGGGAAGACGAATGACGGAGGCGAAAAAGCCCATGGCCGAGGCCAACCGCATCTCGACCATGCTCAACGCGGTTCTTGGTACCGAACGTTTTCCGGTCAAGGTTGATGAGCTGGCGCTCGAGTATTCGCGTCAGTGTTTCGCTGATTCGCCAATCGATAAGATTCAAGGCGAAGACCTGGACGGCTTCGATGGCCTGCTTAAAGCGAACAAGGCGCGGTCGAAGTGGTTGATCCTCTACAACAGCGCTGTCCAATCCGAGGGACGCAAGCGCTTCACGATCGCGCACGAGTTTGGCCACTACATCCTGCACCGGCATGGCCAAGACCAGTTCGCGTGCGGCGATGCCGACATTGAGACCGGTCACGGCAACGAGCAAGATATTGAGGCCGAAGCGGATTCGTTTGCATCGACCTTGCTGATGCCGCTGGATGACTTCCGGCGCCAGGCGGACGGACAGCCGATCAGCTTTGGCTTGCTGGGTCATTGCGCCGAGCGCTACGGGGTGTCGTTGACTGCCGCTGCATTGCGGTGGATCGAGATCGCGCCCCGGCGTGCCGTGGTGGTTGCCAGCCGCGACGACCACATGTTGTGGGCAAAATCGAACGAGGCCGCGTTCAAATCCGGCGCGTATTTTGCAACCCGCAGGAACACCATCGAGTTACCTCGCCAGGCGCTTGCCCACAGCGATAACGGCTGGAGTGCAGGCGATCAGCAGACGGGCCGAGCGCAGCACTGGTTTCCAGATGAACCTGCCAGCATGCCCGTTACCGAAATGACCCGGGTGGCAGGGCAGTACGACTATACGTTGACGCTGCTGTCGTTGCCCGACGCGGAATGGCAACGGCCCCGGCACGATGATGAAGAGGCCGAGGAGGACAGCTTCGACCGGTTCGTCCGCAACGGACAGTACCCGGCGCGATAGATCATGAGCGCGTACAAATGGCAGTTCAGTTCGCGTTTCCGCCGCAACGCCTTCGGCTGGCGATCCGACACGCCGATTCAGCGTATCAAGGAAGCGCTTTCAGAAATCAAGGCGGTCGCGCGCAAGGAGCCAGTGGTTGCGGCAGAGGGGGCGGTGCTGCTCCTCGAAAAGCTGTCGCCCGCGCTGGAGCAGGTCGACAGTTCGTCGGGTTCCCTGGGCATGGCGGTCAACAAGGCCATCGAAACACTGGTGCCGATCATTGCGAAGGCGGATGTCGACGCGTGCGTTCGGCAGCGTTGGGTCGAACGCCTGTGGCCGGCTTTGCAGGACGATGAGATGCCCTACATCGAATCGCTCGGCGAGCACTGGGGCGAACTGTGCGTTACCCCGGAGATTGCTGCCCGGTGGGTCGATGAGTTCTTGCCGCTGGTCGAACATGTCTGGGGTTCCCAATCCTCAGGTCACGGTTTTTTCAAGGGGACGGGTGCATGCCTTGCTTCGTTGTACGCCGCCGGTCGCCATGAACAACTGCTCGCGTTGCTGGAGCGAGCGCCGTTCAAGTGGTGGTATTACCGCCAGTGGGGCGTAAAGGCGCTCGGAGCGATGGGGAAGAAGGCGGAGGCGATCCGCTATGCCGAGCAGTCGCGCGGCTTGAACGACCCTGGCTGGCAGATTGCAGAGGCCTGCGAAGCCCTCCTGTTATCGTCGGGCATGGCGGAGGATGCGTATCGACGCTATGCGATCGAAGCCAATCAAGGCACGACCAATCTCGCCACGTTTCGCGCCATCGCCAAAAAATATCCGGACATACCGCCGGAGCAGATTCTGCGCGACCTGGTTGCGAGTACGCCCGGAGCTGAAGGCAAGTGGTTCGCCGCCGCGAAGGATGCTGGCCTGTTCGACGTTGCCATCGAGTTGGTTACGCGCAGCCCGACCGACCCGCGCACACTGGCGCGCGCAGCAAGAGATTTTGCCGAGCTTCAGCCTGGGTTCGCTGTCGCTGCCGGCCTTGCTTCATTGCGGTGGATTTCGCTCGGCCATGGTTATGAAATCACGGGCACCGATGTGCTCGATGCCTATTCTGCCGTGCTGAAGGCCGCATCAACCGAAGGCATGGATATTCAGCAGGTCAAGGCTCAGATCAGGGATCTGCTGGCCTCGACGCCCGCAGGCAATCAGTTCATGAAGGCCGTTCTGGCCCATCATCTTGCGGCCTGATTCAGTCGTGTTTTTGCGATAGCCTGCATCGGTATGCGGGCATACGAAACTCCCTCATGGTGTCGGTGACGGTTCGTCTGGAGAATTTCGCTTTCAAGGCGAGTTTGACGGAGAGGGCCGGTACCGATGAACGAGATAAACCAGATTTCCCCCGAACGCATGACCCCAGAGCAGCGCCGGTTCGAAGTCGCGTCGCTGCTGGTCAACGGGCTCGTGCGCCTGCGCGTCAGCCATTTTTCACAGTCCACGCAGCGCCTGCCGGAGAGTGAGTTTGAGCTTGCCTTATCTGGACGCCAGCGCGTTCATACAGACCTCGTCAACAACAAAAATACGGAGTCCAGATGAGTACGAGCCCGCGTGCATACACGACACCAACGTCGGTGGCTGCGCAAATAGCCCGATTGCCTGATCTGCCCATGGCCGAAATCAAGGCGCTTTGGCGCAGGCTGATCGGGGGTGACACGCCCACGCACAACCGGCAATTTCTCGAGCGCCGAATTGCCTACCGACTGCAGGAAGTCGAGTTTCGCAAGGTCGATCCAAACCTGCTTGAGAGGAACAAGCGCCGCATTGCCAATCTGGTGGAAACGGGCAAGCTCACGAAGAAGGCGCGATCATTCCGTCCGCCAGCGGGGACGGTGCTGACTCGCGAATACCAGAAGGTCGAGTATCGCGTGACGGTCATTGCGGACGACCGATATGAGTTTGAAGGTCGGCTATACCCGAGCCTGTCGATGATTGCCCGCGAAATTACCGGGACGCGTTGGTCAGGTCCCGTGTTTTTCGGTCTCACGGAGCCGGGAAAGCGGAAGGTTGAAAAACAGCGGGGGCGGAAATGAGCGATTCACTGATCCGGCGCTTGCGCTGCGCCGTCTACACGCGTAAATCCACCGACGAGGGGCTGGACCAGGAGTACAACTCGATCGATGCGCAGCGCGATGCGGGGCATGCGTACATCGCGAGCCAGCGTGCCGAGGGCTGGATTCCGGTCGCCGACGACTACGACGATCCGGCATACTCGGGCGGGAACATGGACCGTCCCGCGATCAAACGCCTGATGGCAGATATCGAGGCGGGCAAGATTGACATCGTGGTGATCTACAAGATCGACCGGCTGACGCGCAGCCTGACAGACTTCGCCCGCATGGTCGATGTGTTCGAGCGCCACGGCGTGTCGTTTGTCTCGGTTACCCAGCAGTTCAACACCACGACGTCAATGGGTCGACTGATGCTGAACATCCTGCTGTCCTTCGCCCAGTTCGAGCGCGAGGTCACCGGGGAGCGCATTCGCGACAAAATCGCTGCGAGCAAACGCAAGGGCATGTGGATGGGCGGTATTCCACCCATCGGGTACGACGTGGTGAATCGACGACTGGTTTTGAATGACGGCGAGGCAAAACTCGTGCGCCACATCTTTCGGCGTTTCGTCGAAATTGGATCGAGTACCCTCCTGGTCAAGGAGTTGAGACTCGATAGCGTGACGTCCAAGGCCTGGACGACGCAGGACGGCAAGGTCCGTAAGGGGCGGCCGATCGACAAGGCGCTGATCTACAAACTGCTGCACAACCGTACCTACCTCGGGGAATTGCGCCATCGGGACCAATGGTATCCGGGAGAGCATCCGTCAATCATCGATAGCGAGCTGTGGGGCCGAGTTCATGCAATCCTGTCCACCAATGGTCGTGCGCGCGCGAGCGCCACACGGGCGAAGGTGGCAAAGGTGCATTGTCTGCTCAGGGGTATGGTGTTCGGAAGCGACGGCCGGGCGCTGTCGCCAATTTCCACGGTGAAGAAAGACGGGCGTCGATATCGCTACTATGTCCCTCAGCGTGAGAAAAAGGAGCATGCCGGTGCGTCGGGTCTGCCTACCTTGCCAGCGGCCGAGCTCGAGGCAGCGGTGCTGGATCAACTGCGGGCGATCCTTCGGTCACCGGGGCTGATCGGGGATATGCTGCCTCGAGCGATCGCACTCGACCCGAGCCTAGACGAGGCCATGGTCACCGTGGCGATGACCCGTCTCGATGCGATCTGGGACCAGCTGTTCCCGGCCGAGCAGACTAGGATCGTCAATTTGCTGGTCGAGAAGGTGATCGTGTCGCCCGATGATCTGGAAGTGCGGTTGCGCGCGAACGGCATCGAGCGCCTGGTCCTTGAATTGCGACCGGCGACCGATGGTGGGGCCGAGGAGGTCATGGCATGAGTAAGATGTCGATCCAGCAGGCAGGGGAGCCAACCGTCGTAGAAGCAAGCGACGGCCGTCTGACCTTGTCTGTGCCGATCCGGATCAAGCGGCGTAGCGGCCGCAAATTAGTCACGCTGCCCAGCGGTGAAGCCATGAAACCTCGACCTTGGGACAACACCACGGCCACACCGCTGCAGTTGGCGTTGGCCAGAGGTCACCGCTGGCTGGGGATGCTGACGTCGGGCGAAGTGCAGTCGCTCAAGGAAATTGCTGCCCGCGAAAACGTCGACCCCAGCTATGTGAGCCGCATGGTCAACCTGACCTCGCTAGCGCCCGACATTGTTGCAGCCATCCTTGATGACGCACTGCCGGACCACATCACGCTGTTCGATCTAGCCGTCGATCCCCCCGCTCTGTGGGAGCAGCAACGAGAACGAATCGGAGCCGTGGAGTGACTAGCCACGGCCTAACGGCAGTCTCATGCAGCCCGGTATAAGTGACGGCCGTTTCCCGGACGGAGCGGTCGCTAGCAACGTAAGCGCATCACCGGTCAGGGTTCTCATAGTGCACAGGCTCATCGAGGCCGAAAATAACCGGCACACGGTCAAGAAATTCCCGTCGAAATCGTGCGCGCCCCTTGCGCAGAGTTTCCGCGCTGTATTGAAAGCCATGTTGCTTCAGCAAGCCTGCGACATACATGTCGGCGTCCTCACGCGTTTTGAGCCGCCTACCGTTAGCTAGCACTGTGTCGTGTCGCCCCCGATACTTGTACACGTTTTCGGCGATGAGTCCCGCGAGGCAAAACAGGAGTGTTTTTTTAGTGCCGATGACTTTGCGTCGGATGCCATGATCGGCGACAAGTTGGTGAAGACTCTGTGGCAGCCTTTCGAAAAACTCGGCCGGCCTGTCTGGGGCGACGTTATGTTTTCGCCGGACCGAGTTGAGCCTTAGTAATAGTAGTGCCAGTTGCCGCTCGATGTCGAATGCTTCATCGTCGCAGGGAACGAGCAACACCAGTGAGTCTTGTACGCGCTTGCCGTACACGCGCACATCTGCACGCTCCGCGTCGACAATGCTACGACGCATGATTCTCGTTTCGCGGTCATCTCCGCTCAATAAAAGCGTCATACCGCGGACGAACCATAGGTTGAAGTGCCGATGAAACTCAGCGGTTGGCATCAGCTTTGTCTTTACGGCTTCGGGAGAGAAGTGTCCGTCCTTGACCAGACCGTAGAAGTTCAACTGCGTGTATAGGCCGAGAGCCTTCAGGCTGGTTTCCTTCGCGGCGTATCGAGCGAGATCGGCCCACGAATAGCACTGATCGATCTGAAGGTGGATTTGCTCTGCGGTTGGCTGCAGTTCAGCAACGATTTGCGACCGTGCTATCAGTTTTGTGTTTGCGGCCAAGCGTTCCGCTACCTCTTGATAGCGTGCCACTTCGGTGTGAATTTCGTTGTCCGAAATACGGCCAGGTCGGCTGGCGAGATCCACAATGCAAGCAGACAAGGCTGGCACATAAAACGGGAACCCCTCCTTTTTTCCAATCGCATGAATGGTTCCGCTTACGCGGGTTGATAAGTTGCGTCGTGGTACTCGTGCTTCCACGTCGCGTTTAGCCTCTGTCACAAGGGGCTTGACCACCCAGTAAGGCGCTTCGGTTTCCCGGTGCAGACGCGGCAAATCAGTGCCTGCCGGGGTCGATGTCCAATCACCCAAAGAATGCCGGTGCCGTGTTGGCGCTGACGGCCGCTTGGCGTCCTGAAGTGAATCTAGGATTTGGTTGGTAGCGAGTGCCCGCTCGGTATCCGATTCGAAAGTATCTGCGCACGCATCGACTTTCTGACGTACCAATTCCGCCAGCTCGACGAGGCGTTCGAGTCCGTCGCCTTGCTCATGCTGCCATGTGACGGTAAGCAGCAACTGCAGGTATGCATCCATCAGATCGATCGACGCACTCTCGATTTCTGAAATTGTCGACATTGTCAAGGGTGAGATTGGGTGGTTCCAATCGAGGGATACTAACCTGCTTTAATCGAACGCAAGATGCTCAACGGCGCACATGCGCTGGTCCACCTCATCGAAATGGAGAGAAATCATGTTCACCAAAGTTGTCAAAACAGTCTCCGGAACTGCCGGGGAAGCGCTGGAAGCTAAGGCCTTCAATCGTTTGCTCGAGCGCTATCGCGACCCGCAGATCGTTAGGGCGATCGTTGAGGCAGAACTGAATGCTGCTGGCGAAACATGGGATAGCTACAACGTGTACATGCGCGTCAAGACGAAGATCCAGAACGATCAGATCAGCATCGTTCGCGCAGCGAAGGAAGCGGAATCGCTCGTGAACGAGTGCCTGAGTGAAGCTGGTTTCAGCCGCGAATAG